AGGGTTATTAGTAAGAATATGGCTAAATATGGACACGCTTTTGACTTGGTATTCAATGACGAACAAGCAAATATTAATTATACTTACTTAGATAACAAAGAAGTAATATACGTTTACGACAATACGATTTTAGAGCGACCATTATTCGCTATTCATTATACAGCGTCTAAAGACTTCTTAAATGAAAGAAAATACATTACCGGAACAGTGTACGGTAAAGACGAACGTATTGAATTTGACGATAAGAACGGTAGACTTACATTTAAAGAACGTTTTGTTAACCCGTTCGGTGAAGTTCAGATAACTGAATATATTGAGAATGATGAACGTATTGGTGCTATTGAACCGTTAGTAAGTTTACAAGACGGATACAATCAAGGGTTGAGTGATAAGGCAACAGCTAACGCTTATTTCTCTGATTGTTATATGAAAATAATTGGTGTTGACCTTGACATCGATGAATACGACGAGGAAGAAAACGCCAATCAATTAATCGCTAACTTGAAGGAAGAACGTATAATTTACATTCCGAAAGTTCAAGAAGGTGTAGCACAACCGCAAATAGATTTCCTTTCTAAGCCGTCGAATGACGCCGGTGAAGAAAACCTATTAAATCGTATTAAAGACGACATGCACACTATTTCACACATTCCGGACTTTAAAGACTTATCATTCAGTAATACAAGTGCTGAAGCTATCAGACTTGCGATGTGGGACTTAGATAATGTTTGTATGGAGAAAGAAGACAACTTCAAAGAAGGGTTATCAAGACGTTATAACTTGATATGCATTGGTAAGAATAACGCACAGTTAGTTAATACTATTAACAATTTTGATATAGACTTCTTATTCAGTAGAAACATACCGCAAAACGTTACATCTGAACTTGATAACGCAATCAAAGGACGTAGTTTCTTATCACAAGAAACAGTACTAGGAATGATACCGTCGATAGTGCCGGACGTAGCTAATGAGATAAAATTATTAGAAGAAGAAAAGGAAAAATCTATAACAGATATGTTTGTAGGTGATAATCATGAACATTAGTGAAAGCTATTGGGAAAATCGTGCCGTTGTTGGAATGGAGCGTAATAAAGAAGAAACTTTATCGGTTATTAAAGACGTTAATAAAGAGTATAAAAAGAAACTTAAAGAAATACGTTATGAGATAGCTGACTTTTACGCTAAGCATGGTAAAGATAACGTGCTTGAATATAACAAAATAACAAGTAAGTTAGACGATGACGATTTTAACACCATGATAAGAGATTGGGACAAGTTTGTTGATAAGTATCCGGACATGAAGAAATACCGTGATATTCGAATGTCTTATTATAAATTTGATAGATTACAAGGGCTTAGTAATAGAATAGCGTTACATGTAGCTGAACTTGGAAAGACTGAAGAAGAAATGTTACAAGGAACATTACGAGGGACATTCAAAAAAGCGTTTAAAAACATTGTAGGGTTATTCAGAAAGCAAAAGGTAATTAATCGTGATGTCGAACTTATGAAAGACAAACGTATTGATAAAATGATACGTCAGAAATGGTTTGACAATAACAATTTTAGTGATAGAATATGGAAAGATAAAGCGAAGTTACAACACTATTTAGACACTAAATTAATTAGTGATATGGCAGTCGGTAAAAGTTACGATGAAGTAACTAAGGAACTAGCGAAAGCAATGAATACTCATGTCAGTAACGCCGGAAGGTTAATTCATACGGAAATGAGTAATATTCAAAACAGGGCGAATTTTGAAGGTATTAAGAAAGCCGGTTTTGAAGGTTATAAAATTGTTGCTACACTAGACGGAAGAACGTCGACTATTTGTCGTGAAAAGAACGGTAATTCTTACTATATTGACGATTATCAAACGGGAGTTACAGCACCGCCATTTCACCCTTATTGTCGAAGTACAATATTCGGAGTGGATAAAGTGGAAAGTGATAACCCGTTCGATAGAACTAACGCCCTTGACGTATTTGGTGAAGAAAATTACAATATTTTTAAAGAGAAGTTAAACGAAATCGAAGACGAACGAGCGTTAGAATTGTTTAACGCCTTGGGTGATAAGATTACGTATAACCGATTAAACGATAGGGTTACGCCTTACGCTTTTAACAATACTGTTCAAATAGGTAATAGGGACTTTACGAATTATCGAGGTGTACCAACAGAAGCATTATTCCACGAAAACGGTCACGCTTTAGACCATTTAGGATTGATTACATTAACCGGTAAACGCAATATTAAAAGTGGCGTTATGATGAAAAAGAAAATCGCCGGACAAATGGAAGAAGTAGAAATGCTGATAAGTCACGCTTCGGGCTTACCTAAATATAAACTTAGGGAAGCAATTAACGATGATATTTGGCGTTATTTTAACGGTGATTTACCAACGTTTGAAAGTCTTGGTAAGAAACCACGTTCGAAAGTTGCTAAGGAAGAATGGGAACTTGAATACACCCGAATATACAGAGAATTTAAAGCAAATACCAAAAGAATATTCGACCGTATTATATCGGAACAAAATTCTTCACGTAATTACAGTGGATTGTCTGATATGTTAGAAAGTACGGGTTGGTTTGGTGAATTCCCTCTTGGTGCCGGACACGGTAAAAGCTATTGGAAACATGTCGGAATGGCTGAAACTGAATTCTTTGCACACGCCCAAGAAATGCTTGTTGATAAAGGACACGCCGAAGTAATGCGAGAAGTATTCCCGAACGCTTTAAAAATTTATGAAAACATAGTAGACGATATTATTGAAGGAGTTAAAAAGAATGATAATAATTAACGATAAAAAAGAAATGGCGAAAATCTTAATGAAGATTGACGAATATGTTGAACACTTTGACGAAGATTTTCCGATTTTCGAATATATTGTAACGCCGGTTGAATTCGGTAGTTACGCTAAAATAAAAGAAGTAATCGACAAGGCGATTAGCACTAACACACCGGTTGAACGCCCCGACGATTACGATGAACGTACGTTCTGACCTTAGCAAGTCTTTAAAAGGCTAACTCATACGGAGTATAACTGATTGATATAGTCATACGGACTTTAAACGGAAGGAGAAACAAAATGTCAGAAGAAGTATTAACACAAGAAGAACAAACACAAGAAGAACAAACAACTGAACAAGCTAGCGATAAAGTTGAGTTCAATGAAGTTCAGCAAAAACATATTAATAAATTGATAGCACAACAACGTTCTAAGGCTGTCGAGGACTTTAAGAAACAACAAGAGAATGAGAAGTCAGAAGCAAAGAAACTAAGCAAAATGAACGATAATGAAAAGCTACAATATGAATTTGAGAAAATAAAAGCTGAACTTGAAGAAGCTAAAACGGTAAAAGCACGTTATGAAATGGAGAAAGTAGCTACATCTATTTTAAACGAGCACAAGTTACCGGTTAATGAACAAGTGTTAAGTTTTGTTGTAAAGGCTGACGCTGAACAAACACAAGAAGCTATTAAGACGTTATCACAATTAGTTAATGATACGGCTGAAGCTTTATTAAAAGAAAGAAATAAAGGAAATATACCAACGAGAAGCAACTCAAATGTAAAAGCTTCTTGGGAAAAATGGAAGTAGAAGGAGAATTAAAATATGCCAGTAGAAATTAAAAAAACTCATGTAAGTGACAAACATTTAGGAATTATTAACGCAGTATTACCGTACAATTCATACTCAACACCGGCAGTGCTTGGAGAAGACGGAATTTATTTAAATGGACGTACATTCACAGTATTAGAAACTAATGAAGCTGAACTTGTTGATTACCAACGTAACGGAAGCAACACAATCACATCATTAAAAGCTGATGAAACATCTTACGTTTTAGATATAGAAAAATATTGGGGGCTACAAATTGACGACTTAGACGTTCAAGATATCAATACAGAAGTTGAACAATACCAAGTTGCTAAACAAACTAATAAGGTAGTAGCACCATACCTTGACAAAATTAGATTCGCTACATTAATCGGTAATGCACCTAAAAGCGTTATACCGGTTGCTGATAAAGAATACGACGCAGTTCTTGACGCTAGTATCGAATTAGACGAAATTTCAGCTAATGAAAGACGTATCTTATTCGTTACACCTACATTCTACAAAGGAATTAAGAAAAATATCGTAAACTTACCGCAAGGCGACACATCGGGCGACGCTTTATTCAAAGGTGTAGTCGGTGAATTAGACGGTGCACTAGTAATTAAAGTACCTAACAAAATCTTAAACACAGGTACTAACGAAGTTAGTGCGATTTTAACAGTAGAAAACGCACTTGTTTCACCGGTTCAAGTAGATAAATTCGAAAGTGGTAGAAACGGAGCCGGAAAATTCGGTGTATACATGCAACAATTACTATACACAGGAGCGTTCGTGTTACAAGCTTCACAACCGAAAATTGTTACTATTTCTAAGAAAGTACCAACAGCTAAGAAAAGCGGTACACCTGTAACACCTAAAGCATAGGAGTATAAACGATGATAGATAATGTTAAAGTTTTGCTTGGTCTTACTGATGATAGTCAAGATAGTTTGTTGTCTATCTATGAAAAACAAGCAAAACAAAAGATATGTAATCGACTTGGGTTAATGAGATATCCAAGTCGATTTGATTATATCGTTGATGATTACATTGTTTACAAGTTTAGAAGAAGAGGAACAGAAGACAGTTCAAATATTAAAGAAGACGTGTTAAGTAAAACAATACTTACCGACGATGAATTCTTTAAGCAGTTCGACAAGGAGTTTGACAAATACTTGAAAGACGAAGACAAGCGAAGCCGTAAGACGACGCTAAGGTTCTTACGATGTTAGCTAAAAGACGTAAATACACAATATACCGCAAAAATAACCTTAGTAGCAATGAGTGGGGCGAAGTAGTATCCCAAAAAGAAGTAATTAAAGAAAATATAACGGGTGGAACACCTCATTTAGTAACGATAGATGTAAAGGAAGACAAGTACACAGCTAAAAAGAATAGTTTACGTATTGTTCTTGACGAACTACTTGAAATGAATGAACACGACTTGCATATTTCTGACGGAACTAATGAATGGAGAGTAACTCAATTAGTACCGTACATAACATTTTTCAATAAAACGCTG